ACCCTCGGACCGAGGGTGCCGAGGCTCCGGCGCTGGTCGATTGCAGCGCCGCGATCACCTCGTTGATCCGCGCCCGAACGGCGGCGCCCGCGTCGTTGGCAATGACAAAACTTGACGTCTGGGGCATTACGCGACCTCATCGGCATAAAGCCGCAGTTGGCTGACGATGGGCGTGTAGGACGCGTCCTTCGTCGAAAGATACGCCCGCGCTTGCACCGCGCGCGCTTCGATTTCATGGTTGTCCAAGCGCCCCCAAGGCCCCCAAGTGGGATTTCCGCTCGGGTCGTCATCGGTTTCGCGGATCTCAAAAAGCACATCGATTTCAGCACCGGCCGAACCATCAAAATCAGCCCAGGTATCCATCAGCGCCGTGCGCGCATCGATCCGATCATTGAGCGCAAGGGCTGCAACGCCGATTTCAGAACGCAGGCGCACACGTTTCACCGCGCCAAGATCAAGCCCGGCGGCAAAGCCGTACTGGCCCTCCATCGCCGCCACTTGTGTGACGCCGCCACTGGTTGTGGTGGCGAGCGTCAGGTTCGAACCCGCAACGTTTAAACCTGTCTTTGTCCCGGTGAACCCCGGATCGGCCTGCAGATAGGCCAGCGTCGAGAAGGCCAGCACCTGTGCGCCCTTGGTCGAGACCCGGGTTTCGGGTCCGGCGCGCCCGCCGCTGTCCTCTGCCCGGATCAGATACGTGCCCGGCTTCAGCGGCACGACAGCAATGGCCTCGCCGCCGCCAACCCGGTCCATCGAATAGCTGTCCGACCAAGTGGCCGTCGCCTCCTTTGAGTGCCGGATCACGATATTGCCGCCCACCCGCACGTCAGGATCAGCAGAGCGCGCCCATTTTAGGATGGCAAGACCGCCCGCGGTCTGCAGGGTGACATTGTCCAAGCCTGCCGGTGGTGCTGTGAGACCAAGGATTTCTACGGCAGCCACCTGCCAAGCGGACGCAACCCCCAGGACCGAGATCGCTTTCACCCGGAATTGCCATGGCCCGGGTGCGATGTCGCGTATCTCGAGGCTGGTGCCTTCGGTACGGCCATAATCGAGCCAATCACCCACGTCTTGCCGCGCCTGTAACTGATAGGCGGCGACAAACCCCGAGGGAGCAGCTTCCCAGGCAACGCGGGCCAAAACCTTCAGTCCGCCACCATCGCGGGTAACATAGAGATCCTCGCTCACCGTGGGCTGCCCAGGTGCTGGAATGTCATAGGCATTGGGCAGGGTCGTCTTTGGAGCCGCGGCATAGATCTGGGCTTCCGAGGCCGACCAATCATAGACTAGGGGCGAGGTCTCGCGCAGGACAAGCTCGGGTAATAGAAGCGCGCCGTCGCCCGAGGCCGTCAAATCGAGGCTTACCCCATGAACCTCGAAGGGCTTTGCGGCAAAGCCCCAGCGATCATATGACAGCGTGACCACATCGCCGACTGTGGCGGCCCAGGCCGAGAGTTTCCCCGAAAGCCGGACCGTCATTTGGCGCCGCGCCCGCTCCAACTCGATCTTGGCCAACCGCTGCGCCATCGCGGCAGAGATTGTGAAGGGCAGCGAGATATCGCGCCATTTCTGCTCACCGCCATCCTCGGCCGTGTAGACGGCGCTCCCATAGGCCGGGAAGTCGTCAGGCTGCCAATCATTCTCCGGGCTTACGAACTGACCGCGCACCCCATTGAAGTTGGACGACATCGTCACGCGCGTGGCCAGCGTCAGCCCGCCCTCACGAATATGATCGGAGGTCAGTACCACCGAAGGCGCGCGCCAAGCCCCCGCATGGATGCGCCAGGCCCCGCCGGAGAAAGCGCAGCGCCCCGCAAAGCTTGAGAGCATCCCCTCAATGATCGTCTTCGGGACCTCGGAAAGTGTGATCACCCCGTTGCAAGCGTAGCGTGCCTCCATTCCACCGCCCGCCAGCGGCACCATCTCGTCGCAGATATTGGCGGCCTCTACGAGCGATAGCTCATCAATCCCGTCGGGCTGCCCAATGCGCGCGCCGATGCCCCAGGTCGTATTGGCCATGTAGTCCGCAAGACAAAGCGCTGGGTTTTCCGAGTAGACGGCCGTTTGCGTCCGCGGGTCCCAGATGTCGTTCTTGCCCTCGAGATCGACTGTGATGTTCGGGATGCCGCCCGGGAAGGCGTCTTGGTCATAGGTCAACCGCAGCCGGATCGCAGCGCAACCGCGCAAGCGGTGGTTTTCCGTCCATTTGTCGGGCAGTGCCGCCTTCAGGCCCGCGAAAGCGTTCTGATTGGCAGCTCCGAGGTTCTTTTCGACCGCAACCTTTCCTGCCCAGCGGCCTTGCGCCACGCCAGAGGCATTGAGGGCCGTTTCGCCCTCAAAGTAGATGGCTCCGATGGATTTGACCCGATGCGTGGCCAGCACAATCACCAGATCGAGGAATTTGTTGTCCGACCCTGAGGAATGGAGAAAGACGATAACGCCACCCTTACGGGTACGGCCATAAACCAGATCGCGCGGCACAACCGGTTCACGGATCGTCACGGTCCGCGGCTGCAACGTCGTCTGCGGCTTTGGCATCAGCGCCTGCGTCGCATAGGACAGAAGCAGCGTGCCGCCGATCCTGAGAAGCGCCGCGCTGATCCCGCCTGCGGCCAAAACCCCGCTGATCGCCCCCGCAATCGCGGTGACGGCTGTTACGATAAAGGGCATTTAGGTAATCCGGTTTTAGATGGGCCAGGCAAGCTGGCAGGAGGTGAGCGGCACAGTCACAAAACCCCCAGGGGTCATGCCGACGGCGGTCGCCCCGTTGCAGATGCCAAAGCCGAGGCCCGTATCGGCCAGAACGATATCGCCGCGTTGCGCGAGCAGCACAGTCGCGCGCGGCTCACCCAAGAGGCCGCGTCCCATCTCCTCAATCGAGGACCAGTCGAGACGCCGCATGACACGCTGGCCGCCAAGCGCCGTCGTGTAGCGTCCACGCCAGAGGGCAGCTGTATCCTCACCGTCCGTCAGAAGCATCCGTGTTTCAAAAGCAAAGGTTGGGCAATCATGCAGGCCCCAGATAAAAGGCTTTGCCCCTGCGGTATCGATCGCCGCCGCAAGAAGACGTTCCCAGTTTTCAACGCGGGCCATTTCGAGATCCTTGTTTCTGTCGCCCCAGCGCATCATTGTTGGGCCATGCGCGCCTTTGATTTCCCCTTTGAGACCGTCGAGATCAGCTGCCCTGTATGCGGGCGCTTCGGGCGTTACACCAAGGACCGCTTTTGCGAACTCGTAGGAGCCAACACTCCGCTGCCGACGGCGCTCGACATCATCTCAAAGGACTGCCCCGAGGACCGCCCGAGTGTGACAAACATGCAAGGCAACTGTCGGGCTGGATACCCACAACTTATCCAACTTAATGCAACCCCGCACAGCAAGGTGCCTTGACCGGGCCCAAGAACTATCCCCGCCCCCAGGTGATTTCGCGGTCTTGGATCGCTGTGACATACTCAAAGCCCAGATCGCCCGGATAAAGCACCTGCTGGCTTTCATGCGTGTAGCGCCAAGTTCGCGCCACCGTCAGATCAATCAACCGGCTCTCATAGCTGATGGTGATGATGCAGCTGTCTGCATCATCCTTGATTTCTGGAACATCGAGGCGGCCGGAGAAGGCCTGGACCGGGTCAGCGATGATGCTGCCATTCTCGGCCAGCAGCCCAAGCCAGATCCGACCCGGCAAGCCCTGCCGCGCTTCCTCGATGGCCATCTGCACCAGATCAAGCGGAACGCCCGACAGAGATACCGCCGTTCCACCGGCAACAACCTCGCCTGTTTCATCAAGGGAGCCGAGACCCAAAAGAGATCCAGCCCCGGCCCAAGCCTGTCCGTTCCAACTGATCTCGCCCAAGCCCGACCATATCCGCACCCAGCCGGTGGCGAACTGACCCTCAAAAAAGATCACAGGGCGCAGGCTTTGATCTGCCAGTGCTGTTGCGAAGGCCGTGGTGATATCGCGGCTCATCCTAAAGTGCCTCTCTGGCCGAGAGCGTGAAGCGATGCTGGTCCGCGCGACCAATGACCGTTGGCACAGGCGCTGTCAGTCGAAGCAGCACCGAGGGTGCGTCAAGCCCGATGGGCGTGCCAACCTGAACTGCGGTTCGCAGCGGCGGGACAAAAGCCAGCGTGGCCTCGCTCCCCAAAGGCGTCACATCCTCGGTCAATTGGTAAAGCCTTGTTGTCGTATCAGACCCAAGCTGGAAGAAATCCCCCGCCCGCAATCCGAGGCCCCAGCCAGCCGTCTGCAATGTCGATGCGCCTGCTGCCTGTGCCTCGGTGATGTAAGGATTGCCCGCAGCGATAGGCACTTCGATCGACGGATCAGGAAACAGGAACCGTCCCCGCAAACCCCCAAGGGCCGTGAAGAAGGCCGAAAGCCGCCGGGCATTCGCCCCTTGCGTCACCGCCATGTCGATCTGGTATTCCCACCAAGATGCGCCCCAATCCTGGATCTGGGACGTGCCGGTAAAAGGCGAACGGGCCTCGGCCACCGATGTGGCCAGGCGCCGTTCCACTGTTGACACCAATGTCAGCGGCAAAACTGGAATGGACATCAAATCACCTGACCTCTGCGCCGCCCATCGGCGACACTTTCTTTTGCGATGCGGGCGATTTCCGGGATGGCCGCCCGCAGCTTGGCATCGATCTGTTCGGCGACGCCCATCTGTGCCCCACGGGCATCAATACTGACAGTCACGCCAGACCCCGAGGTGCCCGCGCGCCCATAGTTGGCTGCCTCACGCCGGTTCAACACACGTTCGCCACGTTGCAAAATGGTGGGAACCTCATCAGGCCGCAGACCAGCCCAGCCACCGGCGTGCATGCGCGGAGCGCCTGCAAAGGCAGTTGCCGGGACCTTTCGCTGATGCCCGGATAACCCCACAATGCCGCCCGCATGAGAGACGGCCGCCGCAACTGATCCGCCGCCGAAGATACCCGAGAGCGCATTGGCAATTGGACCCAGAACGGCCCGCTTGAACGCGAGCACCGCCAGATCGGCGAGGATGGATCGGACCAGCCCCTTGAAGTCGAATTTGCCCGTTTCCACAAAACTGCGGAAGGCAGCCTCGGCACCATTAAAAGCCCCTGTCAGCGTCTCACCAAGGCCCTTGCCCCAGTTCAACGCGTCGGTGGCATAAGATTTCAGGGCCTCCGAGACGGCCCGCCAGCCGGTGGCGATCT